AAAAACTTTGAAAATAAAGTAAAGCAATACTTAAAATCAATTGATGCTTATTACTTTAAAGTATGGGGTGGTGGATTTCAACAAAGTGGTATTCCAGATGTAGTTGCATGTAAAAATGGAATATTCATTGGAATTGAACTTAAATCATCCACAGGAAAACCTAGTGAATTACAAAAATATAATATTAAACAAATTAATGAATCTGGTGGTGTTGGAATAATACTTTTTCCAGAAGGATTTGAAGAATTTAAAAGTCTAATGGAAGGGGTGATGAAATGCGATTCTCATATTCAAGGGTTGGAACTTTTGAAAGATGCAAATACCAGTACAAATTGCGTTATATTGAAAAATTAAGATGTGTATTTAATTGTGATCCAGCAAATGCTTTAACAATGGGAACTGCAATACATAAAGGATTAGAAACTGATGTTGATACTGCAATTAATGAATATTTTAATTCATACCCAATAGTAACAGATGAAATGATTAATGAAAGTATTAAAATAAGGCATTGGGTTCCAATCGTAAAGTCAATGATTCCAGAAGGACAACACGAATTAAAAATCGAAACTGAAGATTTTATTGGATTTATTGATTTACTTACAAAAAATGAAGATGGAAGTTATGACTTATGGGATTATAAATATTCAAATAATATTGAAAATTACATGAAATCAGGACAACTTCACATCTACAAAGATTATGTTGAAGAAGTTTATAAGATAAAAATAAGAAAGTTATTCTTTGTATTTATTCCAAAAACTTCTATAAGACAAAAGAATGATGAAGATTTATCACAATTTAGGAAAAGACTTTATAAGCAACTTGAAAAAATGGAAGTTCAAATTAAAGAAGTTCCATATGATAAATCTAAAAGAATTGAATTTTTGGAAACTATTCAAGAAATAAAAGCAAATACAAGCTTTGAAAAAAATGAAAATAATTTATGTGATTGGTGCGAATACAAATCACTATGTAAGGAAGGAAATGATTATATGATATTACCAAAAAATGAAAGAAAAGAAGCAAGTATAAACACTACACCTGATATGTGGTTATATGGTGATAGTTATTCAGGTAAAACAGTATTTATGGATTCATTTGATGATAATTTAATGATTAATACTGATGGAAATGTAGATCATATCACATCACCAGTAATTAGAATCAAAGATGAAGTAACAGTTAATGGAAGATTAACAAGAAAAAAATATGCATGGGAAAGTTTTAAAGAAGTAATAGATGAACTTGAAAAGAAAGATAATACATTCAAAATTATTACAGTTGACCTTGTAGAAGATATGTATGAACATTGTCGTTTATATATGTACCATAAAGAAGGATGGGAACACGAATCAGATGGTGCATTTGGTAAAGGTTGGGACATGATAATGACTGAATTCTTATCTACAATGAAAAGACTTAAGAATACAGGTTATCAAATCGTATATTTATCAAAACAAGTAACAAATACAATTACTTATAAATCTGGTCAAGAAGTAACTACATTCAAACCAAATATAAAAGATAAGATTGCAAATGTTCTTGCTGGAACAGTAGATTTAACTGCACGAATAGTTGTTGAAGATGATGGAAAACATTATTTAAGTTTTAAAAACTCTGAAACAATATTTGGTGGTAGTAGATACAACTTCGGTGTTGAAAGAATACCACTTAATCATGATGCATTTATAAAAGTTATGGTTGATGCACAAGAAGGTAAAAAAGTTACACATAAAGTCGTAGATGAACCAAAAAAGGTCGAAAATGAACAAGTTAAGGACACAGAAGAACCAATTAAGGCATCAAACGATACCATTCAGGGAAAACCTATTGAAAATAAAGAAGAAACTACTAAAGTAGACAAAAGTGTTCCTGAAGATAGTGAAAGACCTATTAGGCGAAGAAGAAAGGTAAGTGAATAAAAATGATAGAATTAAATGTTTATTTTAATAATGATAGCGAATTTAATGGACAAGCTTTATTAATCACTAATTTAATGACTGGTAAAGTAACACTTCATTTAAAAGAAGAATTATTTTTAAAAGAAGTAAATAAGTATATTGACCAAGCAGTTGGAATATTAAAAAGAAGTTTTGATATTGTGAATGTTAATGTTCACTGGGATTCAGTAAAGAAAGAAGGTAAATTATATGAATAATGAATTCTTTAAACGTTTAAGAGAATTTGGCGAAGAAATGGCTGAATTAGAAAAAGAAACACAAAAGGAAAAACAAGATGAAGCATGTAAACAATTATATAGTTTATATCAAAGTTTAATTGATGCTGGATTTATTCCAAGTATGGCTAGAGATATTTTATTAGTAATGTTAAAGAAAGGTTTAGATGGTGAAAGTTATGAGTAAAAATATATTTGAAGAATTTGATAAAGCAATTGATACAGAAGGACTACAAAAAGATATAAAAGAATCAGAAGAAAATGGTGCTAATTATCGTGAAGTACCTAAAGGTGATTATGAAGTTTCTATTAATAAATTAGAAATTAAAGCAAGTAAAAATGGTGATCCAATGTTTAGTTGTTGGTTTAAAGTTTTAACTGGTGATTATGAAAATTGTTTAATCTTTATGAACCAAGTTATTACACAAGGATTTCAAATACATATTGTAAATGAATTCTTAAGAAGTTTAGATACTGGAAAAGAAGTTGAATTTACTACTTATTCAAAATATGCTGAATTATTAGAAGAAATTAAGAAAGAAATAGATAATCAAAAATTAGAGTATGGATTGGAATATGGTGAAAGAAAAGGATTTAGTACTTTCAAAATAACTGATGTATTCGATTCAGAATTACCATTCTAATTTATGTTATTTTACGACTTTGAAGTATTTCAATATGACTGGTTAGTAGTCATATATGATATTACTAACAAAAAAGATAATGTAATTATAAATGATGCTGAAAAGTTGAAGCTATTTTATGAAGAACACAAAAATGATATATGGGTTGGTTATAATTCTAGACATTATGACCAATTCATACTTAAAGGTATTATATGTGGTTTAAGTCCACAGAAGATAAATAATTTCATAATTGTTGAAGGTAATAGTGGATGGCGATATTCTGATTTATTTAAAAATGTACCAATAAATAATTTTGATATAATGACTACTTTTCATGGTTTAAAACAACTAGAAGGATTTATGGGAAATATGATTAAAGAATCTGATGTTGATTTCACTATAAATAGAAAACTAACTGATGATGAAATTGAAGAAGTAGTTAGATATTGTCGACATGATGTTGAACAAACAATCAAAGTATTTATTCAAAGAAAATCAGAATTTGAAAGTGTAATGTCTTTAATTAAAACTTTTAAATTACCACTAAATTATATTTCAAAAACTAAAGTTCAACTTTCAGCTATCATTCTTGGTGCAAGAAAGACATTAAGGGATGATGAATTTGATATACAGTTTCCTAATACTTTAAAAATTGATAAATATAAAGATATTTATAATTGGTATAAAAATCCAATCAATCGTGATTATACGAAAGAATTAAGGGTTGATGTTGCTGGTGTAGAACACATATTTGCATGGGGTGGATTACATGGTGCAATACCAAACTATATTTCAGAAGGTAAATTTCTAAATATAGATGTTGCAAGTTATTACCCATCTTTAATGATTGAATATGATTGGTTAAGTAGAAATGTACCTGATTCAAGTAAATATTCTGAAATTAGAGATAAAAGACTTGCTTATAAGAAAGAACATAATCCTTTACAAGCACCATACAAAATTGTATTAAATGGAACCTATGGTGCTATGAAAGATAAGTTCAATAATCTGTATGATCCAAGACAAGCAAATAATGTTTGTGTAGGTGGTCAATTATTACTTTTGGATTTAATTGAAAAATTAGAAGGTAAATGTAAATTGATACAAAGTAATACAGATGGATTAATTGTAAAAATAGAAAAAGATAATGATCAAGAAATAATTGATATTTGTAAAGAATGGGAACATCGTACAAAGATGGAACTTGAATACGATTATTATGTAAAAATGATACAGAAAGATGTTAATAACTATATTATTGTTGCAGAAGATGGTCATTATAAATCAAAAGGTGCATATGTTAAGAAACTTGATAGTCTTGATTATGATTTACCTATTGTAAATAAAGCTATAACAGATTATTTCATTAAAGGTGTTCCAGTTGAAAAAACAATACTTGAATGTAATGATTTAAAACAATTTCAAAATGTTGTTAAAGTTTCTAGTAAATACATGTATGCACTATATGGTGATGAAATATTAAAAGAAAAATGTCTTCGAGTTTTCGCATCCAAAGATGGAAACGATAAGGGGGTTTTCAAATTAAAAGCAGAAGGCAAGAATCCTGAAAAAATCGCAGGAACACCAATTCACTGCTTTATAAATAATGAAGACATAAACGAAAGGTCAAGAATACCTAGAAAATTAGATAAACAGTGGTATATAGATTTGGCTAATAAAAGAATAAATGATTTTAAAGGATGTGGCTATGATGAAGATGATAATTCCTAAATATAATGGAAGACCTATGAAATTAGTAAAGAAATATAAACATTTTGCTATGTTCATGGATGAAAAAACTGGTATAAGACAATGTTATCAATATTGGGATTTAACACACTATGTGAATGAATATGGTGAAGTTGTTAAATTAGATGATAAAGGCAACGAATCAATAGTTGATGAAAAGAAAGAAGTACCAAAACAAAAAGTTAAGAATGATTTACGATTAAGTGAAATCATAGAAAGGATTATGGATTATGGGGAAATTTTCAAGGATTAAATTAATTTTAAAATGTAATCGTTTAGAAAATGAAGTTCAGACTTTAAATGAAACAATGAAATCTGAAACATGGAAAAAAATACTTAAGTTATTAGATGTTCCAGAAGAAGTTGAAAGATTAAAACGTGAAAATAAACGATTAAAGAAAATAATTGAAGAAAGGGGCTGGAAAAAATGACAAAAAAACTAGCACATACACTTATTTTTATAGGTTTAGTGCTAATCATAACAGGATTAATTGCACAAATAATTGTTGATAATAGAGATAATCAACTAATTATAAATGATTATAAAAAACAAATAGAAGCAAAGGATGAACTTATAGAACAACAAGGAAGAACAATTATAAAGTTAAGAAGCGAAAATGAAGCTTTATGGGACAATTATTACATGAATGTAAGTGAATATGATGGCGAATATTACGAATAAAGGATGGTGATACAAGATGGATTTTTTCAAAGGTTATGTAGAAACTAAAAATAAAAAATGTATTGAAAAAATTCGTGGAAGAAATGATTTTAAAAA